CTAAGTCGGCAATTTTAGGCATAATTTATTTTTGCATCTAGTTATTATAGTACAAAAGTATACAAAAGGCTAGCCGGTAACCCACCACATTGGCTGAGTGCCAGTCATCTGGTTCTGAATTTCAAGCTCTAGTGTTTGCATTTCCATTTGTGCTTCGCTCTTTAAACTTGCACCGTTTAAACTGGTGCCACCTTGCGGTCCAGCAATCTGTGCAAACTTTTCTCTTGCCTCACCTAACATGTGTTTTGCAAGTGCTAAAGAATAATCTTGTACCCAGGGAAAAATCATATGGTCATTGAGTATAGTTATATCTGGTTTAAAGTTATATGTCCAAAGTAACACGTCTTCGCCGCCCTGTGGGACCTTACGCACAATAGTAAGTTTTTTTGTACTTCTGTCAAATGTAAAGTTAATAAATCCACCAAACATTTTCATTGCTAATTCTTGATATTGTGAAAACAATTCATAGTTTAATAAACCACCTACTCTACCAGCAACTAACATATATGTGTTAAGGTACCCGCTAGAGAACGGTTCAAACTGGCTTGCTGTTGTGCCTGATGTACTACCTATACCACGTCTGAACACTTGACGTACTTCTTGTATTTCACTAGGTAGTATGTACTCATTTTGATCTTTGTTTAGAGCTAGGAAAGCATGACTTTCCTCCTGAGAATTTTCAGCTCGCTGTCTATATCTCGTTAGTGACCTATTAATAGCAAGGTCATAATGCTCCTTATCTAACTCAACATCAACCATCTGACCACCTAGTCTTAGGTTAATGTACTCTTCTATTTCTTGTCGTTTTTCTATAAGTGTGGCCATTATATAATCCTGTTACATGTATTTATTGTACATGTAATAGAATAGTGTCAGAGTTTAACCTACCATTACATGGTATCTCTACACTCTTAATACCCTGTAAAAACTTGCGCTTTGCTGTTTTACTGGATCCCATAAAGTCAGGCAACTGTCTTTCAGGCTTACGTAAAGTCTTTTGTGTACTTGTTTGTGTATCGAACCCTGTAATAGTTGTGCCTTTAACATTTAATGTAGCCATATGTTCGTCAGCTACGTACTTGCCTAGTTTTCGTGTCTTAACATTAAACACATACAACTCAGTTGCACCTATAATTTGTAAAGGATCTACACTAGCAATCTTATATTGTGTATTGTCTTTAGCATACTTGACTTTACTAACAATCTTCTGCTTGTTGGGTGCTTTCTTAACCCTATTAACCTTAACAGCCTTTTTAGTTTTAGCGTAGGCTTCGATGTCTGCTAGTATTGCTTCAACAAAAGCAAAGTACTTTTTGTAATCCTTTGCTTGCCAGTGACTGTATCCTTCTTTAAGATCCTCACAAGTACCTGCTTTGGCTTCCTGCCATTCAATCATACGCTCAATGAAAGGTTGTGCTATGCTAGTAAGCATATTCTGTGACACATTCTCTTTCTTTAAATAGGCGAATGCTTCAGGATCAACCTTACTCTTGGTTGCTAATAAATCCTGTTGTTCTTCAAAGTGTCCGATATGTTCGTTAATTTTTAGTTTAATTCTATCCTGAATAGTGAGCTCAGGCAGTGTCTTGCCTACTGCAGGACCAGGAGAGACCTCAGCGTTAACAAGACACTTTGTTAGGTAATGTTTAATTTCAGTCTTAATATACGCAAGTTCATGCTTATCAAACACCCACCCATCAGACCGGGCTTTGCCCAAACGCCCTAAGGTACCAGGAAACCAACCATCTGGTCCAGAAACTAAATTAGCAACATCTTTTGGATCGTACTCAAGTGTACTTTGCATCCACCTCGCTATGTGTTTCTTTAACTCTTTTATACTATATGAATATCCATAATGATTTAAGAACTTACCAACTTGATGTTTTCGTTCTTCTGGTGCCCAGGTAGCAATTAGGTCAGCATCAAACTTAAGTTTGCTTAATTTAGGTACCTCAAATCTTGCCTTTGCCATAATATCCTCACTGTTTTTATTAGTTATCATATATTATACAACCATTCCGACCAGTTGTCAATCAGCTAAATATAGCAATAAGGACTAAAATAGTGCCCAGACTTAGCTTATGGAAAGACGGTAAGCATACCGCAGACTACAAATTCTTTGATCAGAACATCAACGAGATGTTTACGGTGGGTGGGGTTGGTATAAATGTACACAAATATTTAGGTCCAGATGCGGCTAGTGGAGAAACGGGTGATCTAGCAGATGCGACAGCACCAAACTACACTAATCAAAGTGAAAAAAACATACAGGATTTCTTGTTCTTAGAGAACAGAGACCGCAAGTATGATACCAGCATTTACAATATGCGTGGTGTTTACTCCCCCGTAAGTCAAGACTTTGATTTAACACAGTTTGGTTTAATGAATGCGGGTGATACTGTCTTCATAACATTCCACTATAACCAAATGATTAATATACTAGGACGTAAGCTCATGAATGGTGACGTCTTAGAGTTTCAAAACTTAGTAGACTATCATCCACTTGACGACGAAGTACCTGCCACGCTTAAAAGATATTATGTTATACAAGACGCAACTAGGGACGCACAAGGCTTTGGTGCTAGTTGGTGGAGTCACTTATGGCGGTGTAAAGTAACACCGCTAGTGGACAGTCAAGAATACAAGGATATTATTAATAAGATTAAGGGTAGTACTGACGAGGAGTATAATCCAACAGGTTCGGACACATCTCTGTCAGACTTACTAAGTCAATACAATAAGAATATTGAAATTAATGACGCTATTGTTGCACAGGCAGAAGCGGAAGTTCCTGAAAGCGGTTATGATACCAGTAGATTCTATGTAGTGCCTACTGACGAAAACGGTAAAGCCCTTAATCCTAAAGGTAAGACTGCTGATGATACAAGTCTGGCAAGTGATGATTCTGTAAACAGTTCAGACCTAACTCGTGTAACGCCAAGACGTGATACACAAGGGTACTTGGCTGGCGATGGATTAGCACCAAATGGCTTCCCAGTAAGCTCAGGCACTACATTCCCAACAAATCCTGTGCAAGGCGACTTTGCACTACGCTTAGACTACAAACCAAATCGCTTGTTTAGATACGACGGAACACGTTGGGTTAAGGTTGAGGACGATGTTAGAACAAGTCTTACACCAGGTGCAAGCAATCAAACACAACGTAGCGGGTTTGTTAATAACGCTAACACATATACAACGATTGACGGCAAGACGTATGACGAGCGTCAAGGACTCAGCGATGTACTCACACCTAAGGCAGATAACGAATAATGTCTCAAGCATTTTTTTATGATGAACAAATACGTAGATTCTTATTGCAATTTATAAGGGTCTTATCAAATTTTGAAGTACAGTTTGGCAAGGACGAAAACAATTCCAGAGTTTTACAGAGAGTGCCTGTACGATACGGTGACGTTTCAAGACAGGGTTCGCAGATACTGCGTGGCAACAGCGAAAACACAATGTCGAATGTGCCAATGATTAGTTGCTACATAAGTGGCTTACAGTACGACAGACAACGTGTACAAGAACCAAACTTTATTAGTAAGATTGGAGTTAGGGAACGCAAGTACGACCCAGATACAGACAGTTACTTAAACATACAAGGCAATGCATTTACTATTGAGCGAATGATGCCTGTACCGTATAGACTGACATTAAAAGCAGATATATGGACAAGTAACACAGAACAAAAATTACAGATACTGGAACAAATGCTGGTATTGTTTAACCCTAGTTTAGAAATACAAAGCACAGACAATTATGTTGACTGGACTAGTCTAAGTACTGTAAACCTAATAGATACATTGTGGACTAATAGGTCGATACCGCAAGGCGTAGACGATAATATTGATTATGCTACACTAACATTTGAGATACCTATCTTTATAAGCGCACCTGCTAAAGTTAAAAAACTTGGTGTTATTGAACGGATTGCCACTGGTATATGGGATATGCAAGGTGAATTTGATCCTAGTTTATTTCAAGATGTTGGCAACTTAATAACACGAAAAAGAATCTCTCCTCAAAACTATGGGGTATTATACCTCAACGGGCAGGCGCAGTTACTGAAGTTAGAAGACACCGTTACAGAAGCCACTAGCAGTATAGGAGACACTACTGTAACTAAAGTAGGCACTAGGACTGATTGGCCTAGTTTTATTAACCTTTTTGGAGAGTTAAGGGCCGGAATCAGTCAAATTAGACTTGAAACTGACGAAAACGGGTCCGAAGTTGTGGGCACAGTAGCATTACACCCCACAGATGAAAGTTTGTTGCTGGTCACAATAGATGAGGATACAGTGCCAACAAATGACATTAATCCCGTAAACGCAATTATAGATCCGGAAAGAGTAGGACCAAACAGTGTCTTAAGTGCTCCTACCGCAGGTACTAGATATTTGCTTATTAATGCTATAGGTGATGCCAACAATTTTGACGGTGCAGATGCCTGGAAAGGCCTAGAGCCAGACAGCAGTACTGACGATCCAATTGCTGGGAAAAATGATATTATTGAATACGATGGCAGTCGTTGGTCTGTTAGTTTTGACGCAAGCACCGAAGCAGGCATACATTATGTAAGCAACCTAAATACGAATTATCAATTTAAGTGGACTGGCTCAACGTGGGTTAGGTCTTATGAAGGTCAATACAAGGAGGGCTTTTGGAGCCTCGCAATATAAACAGTTGTGGTGCATTAGTAAGATCAAATAATACTGGAAGATACTTATTCTTGTTAAGAGATAAGTGCAGTTACGGCAACACGTGGGGTCTTCCTGGTGGCAAATTTGAGAGCGGTGAGTCTACAGTACAGGCACTAGAGCGTGAGTGCGAAGAAGAATTGGGTCAAAAGATCATATATGATAAAATTATACCCATAGAGACGTTTACTAGCGAAAATCAAAAATTTGTATATCACACAGTACTACTGTCCGTTGCAACTGAGTTTACGCCCATACTAAACCACGAACACAAAGGGTATTGTTGGGTACACATAGAAGATCATCCTAAGCCGTTACACCCAGGTGTTTGGAAAACATTTAATTTTGATGTGGTTAAAGAAAAACTAGAAACTATAAAACAAGTATTATAGGTCTGCTTCTAGCACAAGATCTCGCTGAGATGCCTGTCTTAAGTTAAGACAATATTTCCATTCTTCTGGAAAAATAGTTGTGCCTCCTAGTATCCAGACAAAATCTACGTCGTCGTAAGTGTTGAATAACCGAGTCATTTGCCCTTCCCATTTTTGACTTCTCGCAGGATATGAAGAATCTTGATAGTTTTTTGTACCAGCATAAATGTTGTTGTTGTTTATACCGTTATGATTATCAAAACCAAGTAGGTATATTTTTTTATGTCCGTCAAAACATGCCATATATGTAGCCATTGCACCTGCGCTTATGTTAATGCCATACGGGATAAGATGTAACTCCCCAGCATGCATCCTACAATTTGTAGCATTGGCTAAAACTATATGATCCTTCGTGTAACCGCTGTTTACAAGCTCAGTTACCATAAAATTATTAGTGCTAATTAAAAAGTCAGGTGACATATCCCGGTAGACTGCGTTGCATCCATAACTTTGTAAACGATGCTTACCCAGATGTCCGCCACTATGATTTTCTATTTTTTTAAGATTTAGTTTAGCTCTAGAGATACCGTTGCCAATTACAATCGCATTTGTAGTATGTGCATTGTTAACTATAGTGTTTGGTATAAAGACTCGATTTTCAGTGCGTGTGCCACCTTGAACAGTAAATCCGTCTACTACAAACTCACCTTCGTAGTTGGTACGATAGAGTTTTTGCATTAGAGTCTACCCACTACAACCTCAATCACACCAACTTCGTCAGAGTTGTACTCTTCCAGTGCTTTTCCTATTACTGTTCCTATAGCAGGATTGTTGTTTGCTACAGCAACGCCTTCGATGTTGCTGGTAACCATCATACTACCTTTAGTAACTTTACCTTTTACTTTACATGGTACTCGACCAGCTAATGCTAATACGACTACGTAGTCTCCAACGCAGTCTTTGTTCATAAGAATACCCGGTGCAGTAGATACAACCCCTGCTACCTTATTACTTTTTGGACTTTTGCTTAAGGTAACTTCATGTTCTCCACCAAATATTAAAACTGTTCCTGGTTCATACTGAACATCAGATACATAGAGCTCAGCCAAGTCAGCGTACTGAGCTGACGTTGATGTACCATCGAATACTGAGGTTGTTAACGTGTTAGTACTTGGATTGTAATACAATCCAACATCAGTTTCTATTTCCTGAGAACCAGTTTGCGCATCAACAAATGTGACGTATACAGTCTCATCTGTTGCGTTGTTTGCAGTTGCAGTAACATTTGTTGCTGTTGTTGCTGTATCTGCATTACCAGTCACATTACCTTCTAGATTTGCAACAAGTGTTCCAGTAGTAATTGTTAAATTACCTGTGCTTGTGCCTGTTGCTGTAGTAGTCCCCACAACAAAACTACCTGCACTCTCGTCCCATACAAAAACGGCATTATCACCTGTTGATCCACGCTCAAATATAAAACCAACGTCTGTGTCGTTGGCGCCTGTTTTGTCTGAATTTAGTCGTATTACAGGGTCGCTGATATTTGTTAGGTCAAAATTAATCTGCGACGCCTTAGGTCTTGTTAATCCCATATTATTAGTCTCTTGAAAGTTACATGTATTTACTATCCAAAATAAAAGGGGGAACATTTGTCCCCCCTCTTACCCACTACATTTAGAAGTCTTACATCATTAATGCTAGAACTTCTATCACGCCTTCCCCTTCGCCTGAGAAATCTTCAATTGCTTTACCAATAACTGTGCCTAAACTTGGGTTTGCTTCTGCCCTAGCTTTGCCACCGCCTGCTGACACCATCAAGTCACCTGCGTTAACAGGTCCAACGACTTTACATGGTACTCGACCAGCTAATGCTAAAGGTGTGCCTTCCTGTGCGCTGTTCATCAAGTGAGCAGGATCTGTCGAAACAATACCTGCAACTTTAGAACACATATCAACATCACAAACTGCTACTTTGCCGTGACCAGCAAAGTGTACCACTGTACCTGCTTCAATCTCTGTATCACTAGCGTACATCTCTGCCAAGTCAGCGTATTGTGCTGTTGTAGCAGTACCAGAGAATACTGAGGTTGTTAATGTGTTAGTACTTGGATTATAAGTTAATCCAGTGTCAGTCTCAATACCTTGACCACCACTTACACCGTCAACAAATGTGACGTATACAGTCTCATTTGTTGCGTCGTTTGCAGTCGCAGTAACATTTGTTGCTGTTGTTGCTGTTGTTGCTGTTGTTGCTGTATCTGCATTACCAGTTACATCACCAGTTACATCACCTTCTAGGTTTGCAACAAGTGTTCCAGTAGCAATTGTTAAATCACCTGTGCTTGCACCAGTTGCTGTTGTTGTACCAACAATAAACTTATCAGCTGACTCGTCCCAACCCATAAATGCGTTATCGCCTGTACTACCACGCTCAATAACAATACCACTGTCGTTAGCGTTACTTCCCGCACCGTTGTTTAATTCCATAAGGTTGTCTGAAACTACAGTGTTTGTTGTACTTACTGTTGTTGTAGTGCCGTTTACAGTAAAGTTACCGCTAACAATCAAGTTATCATCAACTGTAACTGTTCCGCCTGCTGAATCAATTGTTAATCCACCGCTTGTTGTATCAATCTCGTTAGCACCTGTAACACCAACTCGGATGTTTTGTGCTGTAAGTTGACCAGTTACATCACCAGTTACATCACCAGTTACATTACCAGAGAATACTGAGGTTGTTAATGTGTTAGTACTTGGATTATAAGTTAATCCAGTGTCAGACTCAAATTCCTGAGAACCAGTCGGCCCATCAACAAATGTTAAGTATACTGTCTCATCTGTTGAGTTGTTTGCAGTTATATCCAGTTCTGTAACTGTTGTTGTGGTTGTTAGTTTCCTAACTTCAATCTTATCACCTGTTGCTGGTGCTTCAGTAAATGTCAATGTTGCTGAACTAACACCGTATGCTGTTGTTGGCAACTGCAAAACACCGTTGATACTAACAACACAACCTGCGGTTGTTTGTGCCTCACTAAGTGTAAATGCTACTGTTGAATCATCACCATCAAATGTTTGACTGGCAATAACTGTAAATGCAGAGTCAGCAGTTTTCCACTCACTGTCAATGTAGTATTCCATCTTCTTTGTTGAGTCGTTCATACGCAACATACCATCAACACCTGTACCAGGACGTTGTGCAGTTGATCCAAGTGGAATCACCATTGAGTCCACTGCGCCAACTTTAAATGTTGCGCCTACTGTTTGAGTTGCTGTACCAACGCTTACTGAGTCAGCACCTGCATCTACCACGAACAATCCTGTGTTGGAGTCGCCTTCAACTATAAAGTCAATGTCAGCACCTGCATCGTTAATAGTAACTTTACCACCTGATGATGCTGTGATATCGTTGCCATCTAATGTAAGGTTATCAATAGCAATGTTACCTGTAACTGCCAGTGATGTACCATCATAAGTGAAGTTTGCGCTATCTTCAAGTGCTCCTGAAGTGCCTGCAATAACAACACGGTTATCTGTTAAGTCACTAACAATTGCACTATTGACTGTTAAGTTAGTGCCATCATACGTGAAGTTTGTGTCATCTTCAAGTGCACCACTTGTGCCTGCAATAACAACTCTGTTATCTGTCAAGTCACTGACTGTAGCAGTTGCAATAACA